GATCTAATCCAACATACATCGTACATTGCATTATGAAATACCTTACGTATGTCCTTGTTTTGAAAGACTTTTTCGTTCAAGTAATCCCATGTTTCTTTGGTGTTTAAGTTGTCTGTCATGTGGTGAGCAATAGGAAAGTAAAAAGTTTGATTCTTTGTAGCTATAGCTATGCCAGTTACAAACCCATCTTTTCTAACTGCACCAAGGCCTTTTGTTTTTAAATTTGGATCGTATGTTTCTAAATCGATTGCTACTGTATCTATACCTGTTAGGTCTAAATCAGTTAGTTGTGGAACTGTACACATTATTTATAATCCCTTTCTATTATCATTTCTATAAAATGAATTGCTTTTTCTAAGTCTTGCTTCTTTCCTTTGTCGCGATGTCTTACAATATATTTTATAGCACAGCCTTCAGGGTAAAGCAATTCGTTCTCTACTACAAATTTACTTGGTTGTATTTTATATTTTTGATAATGTGATCCACCTATTTGTTTGTCATACGCTTTGCTCATGATGATCTTACTCCTAATGTTCGTTTAGTTGTTGATGCAAGTTCCCAGTAATCGAAAACTCCTCTGCTGTATGCTGTATATTCTAATCTTAATTGTGTGTGAAAATTTTCTGGAGCTCTTTTCATACTCATAGTATGATCCACAATAACATTATCAAATGTTAAACCTTTTACCTGATGTATGTTTCCATAAAAAATCTGGTTAGGTTTTTCATTATCAAATCCATTTGCTATTACTCTTTTTATATAATGTAATTTTTCTGCTCCTCCTGTAACACCACTAGGAACACGAATTAAATCAAAGTCTGTGTATTGTTTACAATCTGGTTTTAATAACTTTTCATTAATTAATTCATCTATAGTGTAATTTTTTTCCGTCCAACCTTTAAAATCAAAATCACCTTTCTTGTTAACTATAACCTTACTGCCCATATAATCCCAAAACGATTTAATTTGAGTAAGGTGCATTGATTTACCTTCAACAAAATCTGGCCACACATAATGTGAGTTTATTTCTTTTTTAGAAGCATGAGGTTTAAACTCTGAACTCACCATACCATATTCTAAACCTTGTCCAGATAAGAATTTAGTAACACGAGTATCGCCTGGGGTGCCTCTGTAAGTAAACAAAAATGTTTGATTAGTGTTTTTAATTTTATTTAATAATATGTCTAAATGTGTAGATCCTTTTTCTAAATAAGGTAAACGGTACTCTTCTCCTTTAATTGTTTCTCCAACATGACCCATGCCGTGCTCTTCTCTGTATTTAGCAGGAGTCCATATTCTATGCGAACCCCATTTATCCCACACTGGCATTATAACTGTTTTACATTTTGTATTAATTGCTTCACTACATCTTAATCCGTTTTCTAATTCGTGATAAGGATTAGCAGCTAACTTATGAAAGTAGTCTGGGTTTGAGCCTGCGTATTCAAATAGTGTTTGATCTGCATCACCAATCAAATAAAAATGTCCATCTTTTACATTCGTGGCCATCTTCTCAATAGCTTCTGTTTGAGGAACATTACTATCTTGACACTCATCTATAATTACTGCATCTACATCCGGAGCCTTAACATTAGGATCTATTAATCTTTCGATCATGTCTGTAAAATCTTCTTTGTCATAAAGTTTTTTATATTTTTCATAAATTTCAAATAATTCTTTCATAACTTGCAGATTGTATGGTTTGTATGAATCTTGATCATCACAACTTCTCCAATACTCATCATAAGAAAATCCTCTGCCTTTAGCATCGGATCTAAATCTATATAAATTATGTTTTTCAACATCAGGATTGCCATCAAGTCCAAAACGCCTATCTGCTTGAATTAAATTTTTATGATCGTCTAATTTAGTTTTTGTTAATTTACCTCGTAAAGAGGGTCTATTTTTACAATAATGGTGAATAGTTCCTATAGTCTCTCGCAATTCTTTTTTAGTAACACCTTCCATTTGTGGCAATTTTATAACTTCTTCCAATATTTGTTCAGCTGCTACATTAGTATGAGAAAGTATAAGTATTTTTTTGTAGCTGTATTTGACTAATAATTTTTCATACAGTCCTGTTATATAAACGTGAGTCTTACCTGTCCCTGGAGGACCTGCAATAAATCTAGGCTCTATCTTCTTCAAAGTCACTTATCAATCCTCCTTCCCCTTCTTCGTAGTATTCACCTTCGATAACTATATCTTCCTTTAAAAGATCTGGATTGTGAATTTTCCAAGACACACATGATTTTCCAAGATACTTTCCATGGTGTTTTTTAGCTTTAAGTATATCTTGCATTTTCATAACAAGATCCACACGTTCCATATTTACTTTTTGAGCTTGTAAATAGTCTTCAAAATTATTTAAATTAAATTCTAAAATTTCTTTACGCGGATTAAAATAAGGTAATTTATAATTAGCTAATTCTTTTTTATCTGTAAAAACTTTAACTTTGTTTATGTAATTATTAAAATACTTTTTAAATATTAAATTGCTATCAGCTTCTTTATCATATTCTTTAGATTGACTTCTAGATGCAAATTTTAACTGCATTATTTCTTCAAATTGTTTAGGTGTCATTTTAGGAATCCATACTTGTGCTTGAGAAATGACAGCATCATAAAACTTTGCTTGGTTCATAAGCGTTGGTCCATCTACAATTATTGTTTTTGTAAATGATGTACCTTGTAATATACCCTTGACGTCTATCTTATATCTGTTTTGACCATACTGTATAATGTCTCCGACAGATTCATCAGCAATTTCTTTTACTTCAGCAAGAGCCTTATCTTCTGCACCAATCCAACCAAATATATGGGCCACAGATTGTTTTTTACATTCTAAAATTTCTGCAATCTTAGGCATTCCAAATTGTCTTTTAGAGTTTCTAGTGCTAGTGCCTTTATTTTTTCTACTTTCTGCTTCATCGTCATTAGAAATTTCTGCAATCTGATAAATAAAATCATTTATTTCTGCATCGTCCCAATCAGTTTGTTTAATTAAAACTCCTGCTATTGCTGTGCAGTACTCATCTCTTTGTCCCTTAATTGCATACAAAAGAGAGAGAGCAGTAGCTAACGCTATCTTTCTTAAAATTTTATTTAAATCTCCTACATACTCGTTAAAGCCTTCGTACTTTTCCCACCTTACATATTCAGCATGTTTACTATGTAATGAACCTGGAACTATACTGTATTGAGCTTCTCCACTTCTTATTTCACATAAACAGTTGCCATGTGCAGCAAATTCAACATATCTTTTAAGGTCACTTGGTAATTCAAATTTTTGTTTTGATAATTTATTTTTCCATAAGTAATGACTAGATGGATTATGATCTCTTCCAAAAATAGCATCACATTTTCCTAACCATAATTTTGTAAATTCTTTTGCTTTAGGATTGTCTATATCAAAATCAACTAAACTATCTAATCTTAGTCCTAAACTTCTGTCTAAATATTTGCTTTTCCATTCTTCTTTTGTCAATACAAAATCTGGAGACTGCCATCCTTTAGATATAGCCCTGCTTCCATCACATGGAACTAAAATATAATTAAGATCATACCAGTCTTCGTAAGTAGACGGACCATCATTATTGTTTTTATCATCAACCATAATTTTTAATAGGCGTTTCCACTCTCGCTTCCACGCCTATCCCTAGGAACTATAAATTGATTGTTTTTTTAGTTGCTTCTTGATTTTCTGGTTTTACTTGTACAGCACCTTTGCCAACTTTTTCAGCAAAACTTTTTGCACTTTCGTAAACAGATTTATCTTCGATAGGTCCTACCTTAGATACATCCCAACCAAACCATGTTCCTTTGTCATTTGACATCTGAACAGTCTTTAAGTTGTAAATGTGGCTATAAGTTGGCGGAGTAAATAATCCGTTCTTACCTTGAAGTTTAATCCCCATCATCATTGAATTCCATTTTCTACTAATTTTTAATTGAGTAGCTTTCATAGATATCAAAGCTGATTGTGGTGACTTGCCTAAAACAATTACAAAATGATTTGCAGTGTTTTCTAAGTAGTTACCATTTGGAAGCCTGTCTTTAAAAGACTTGTCCCTAGTTGTAGTACTTACAATGTCACTTTCAGCATTGTGAATTGCGACTGGAGCGCCTTTACTGTCGCCTCTGTCTGCCCATTCTACATATTTTCTTTCGTAGAATACCGGCAATACTTGTACTCCTTTAGTGCCATCAAACACTTCGTTTGTGACTGAGTTAAGAATCATGCCAGGTTCTGCACCTTCAACATATTTCCCATCTCTTTTATTAACTTCAGGAGATAATTGTCCTAATACTTTCAGAAAAGGTAATGCAAGATCGTCTTGCGTCATATTCTGAGAGCCTTTGTCTGCATCAGCTTCAAACATATTTGATGCTAACGCGCCTGCTTCTTGTTTTTTAACTATATCGTTCATGGTTATTGTTTCCTTTTTATTGTTGTTTTATTTCCAACAAATACGTTGAAAAGTTC